GATAATCCTGACGGATGTCCGGAGAATCTTGGATCAGATTGCGGGAAGCCTCAGAAGAGAGGATCACACCGAAGGCTGGGCGGGCGTTCTCGCGACCGAGAGCGTTGTTGCCACCACCATCGCGGATCAACTTCATGTAGCAACGATCCAGCATACCCTGAGTCAGGATGGATGCAGGGATGTTGTTGTTGACAGCTCCGGCAGTACCCGTAGGGGCTGCAAAGGCTGCGGACTCACCAGTGACACTCTTCAGGTTGCCAGCGGCGTCGATATTAGCGACGACCTTGTTCTGGGCGAGACGGACATACTCATCACGGAAACGATCCTGCCAAGCGTAGGAGGTATTCTCCTGAAGGATGGCGAAGATGTTGCTGAGCTGCTCTTTACGCTTCAACGAGAAACGCAGATCGTTGACTGAGAGCTTAGGGCTCTCAAGGGCGGTCTGAGTCAGGTTGTATGAGCGAAGGGTCTGAGCGAACTGGATAACCTGTGCGCTAGGAACGGCGTTGTTGCCATGTCCGACCGTGCCGAGACCAGTTGCAGGGTCCAGAGAGATCTGGTTCCAGCTAAGGGCATTGGTAGGAAGGGAACGCTCGTAGGTGAGCACCTTGATGGAATCACCCATTTCATCCGGCCAAACGTCTTTCTTGACGAGTTTGAGCCAGGGAGAGGTGTTGAGGGTCTTGCGATAGATGTCAGGACCGATGCGGTTGGCCTCGTTGATGAGGACCTGTTCGATGTCGTATGCCATATAATTAAAAATGGTTGGGTGGGGTTTAACCGATCTATCCACCGGAGATTTCCAGTGATTAAACAGACCGATCGTGTTTTTCCCTACCCGGAGCCAGGGGAGAGCCAGAGTTACCTCCAGATTTTTAGCTCTTAAAAATATGTACTAACGAAATCTGATTGAGGCTCAGACCGCCTTTTTTCCAGTAGAGGTGACTGGGGCACAAAAGAGGTATCCTATACCACACCCATACCTGTCAACTATATTTATTAAAAAAAGAACGACCCCTCGGTTTGAGCATTCTAAGCAGTGCTGAACATTCCCCCGAAAGGGAAGGGGTTCGTTTTGATGTCTAGTAGAGGCTTGAGGGGCACTATCTTCAATTAACCGAGTTGGGATTCCAGAGCTTCCAAGAAACCTACGTCCTCAGAGATGTTTCGGCTCATGTCGGCTGACCCGCCACCGGCCTTTGGAGATCCGTTCCGGTAACCAACAATCTTAGCGTTGGCGGCTTCCAGTTCACTCTTAGCGGCTTTGAGAGCCTTCAGGATGTGGGGGAGCAAGGCACCAGAGTGAGCTAAGTAGGCTTTAAGCTCTGGATTAGCATTGCTGTAATCGCCCTTGGCCAGACGCTGAACGTCGGCAGCAATCTCCTCATCAGAGAGAACTGGGACAGACTTCTTCAGGTCATCAAATACTTTGGTAGTAGCTTTCTCGTAGGCTTCCTTAGCCTCGGTGCTGGCCTTTTCAGACTCGGCAGTCTGCTTGGCGATCTCGGCCTCTCGGCTCTGCTCGATCTGGCTCATGCGCTCTCGGCTGGAGCTCTGGTAAATATCACGACGGCGGATGATCTCGCTGTAGTCGTCTGCCGAAGCATAGAACTTGAGCCTATCTCGCTCGTTCATCGATGCAGCGATGTCGGCGATGAGATCGCTCTGCTTGGAGGGGTCGGTCTCGGCAAAGGCATTGAGCATCTCCTTGGAGTTGAGCTCGTACTTGGAAGCCAGGTTATTGAGATACCCGACGACATTGACCATTGGCTCGACCACGTTGGATTTGTACTCCTGGGTAGCCTCGACACGGGATGCGGCAAGCTCGCTCTCGTACTCCTGATTGATCTGCCTAAGGCGTTCAACCTCGGAAGTATCAACAACTGAAGTCTTGGCTTTCTCAAGCTCGGCCTTCAGGGTCTCAACTTCTTTCTGGTATTCCTTAGCCTTGGCGGCTTCTGCCCGGAGCTCACCCCATTTTACTGCCGCTTTTTCCGTGAGGTTTTTTGGAGCCTCTTCAGTCTCCGCCTTCGATTCCTCTTTTTGAGGCTCCTCCTCCTTCTCACCCTCAACTTCAGGAGTAGTTGGCTCCTCCTTTACCTTGGCTACCTTGGCCTTCTTCTCAGCCTTGGGCTTCGTGGATTCTGGTTCCTTGTCGGCGTAGGGGTCCTTACCTTCGGATGCGGCGTCGAGAAGTGAATCAAGACGTGTACCCCAATCAAATCCCGAGTCCTTAGCAAAGGAATCGGAGGATTGTGTAGTGGTTGATGATACCTCTGGGCTGGAAGCTACGGAGGTGGATGTGTCGGCGGTAGGTGCGGTTGGATCTGGCATGGGGTTTGGGTTGGTTAGTCGGTCTCAGCAACGTGTTTCCACGGGGTGAGGGAATCTCGTACTGCTTCTGGCTTCTGGACGGCGAGCGTCCGGAGATTTCGTAGGAAATCAAAATACCCTTCGCGCTTCGAGTTCAGCAGGGCGTGGTTCTCCACAAGGTTAGGGGAGTCGGGTCGCAGGGTTGACTTGGGTAACTGATCCTCGATCAGCACATTCAAAGCCGCTTGAAATGTTGTGTTGCTCAGAATCTGAGCCAGCTCGTCAATCAGGTCCGGTCTTTTGGACCAGTCTTTATAGGTCATACGTTAAGCGATTTGTGCGGCAGAAGCGGCACGGATTTTTTGGGCTGTCTCGGCGTCACGTAACGCCAGTTTTTGTTTTGCCTCTGCGGCTTGCAGGGCGAGTTTCTGTTGATGTGCCTCGGTCTCCATCTGGATCTTGGCTTGCTCCGACTGGAGCTTGGATTGGTCTTCAGGACTTGGCCCCTGCTGCTGTCCGGCCTGAGCAGCCTGAGCTTGCTGAGCCTGGACTTTCTCGGCGGTCTGCTGAGCAATCTCTCCGGCCTGTTGAAGTGCCTTCTTGAGCTGTCCGTATTCCTGCTTACGAGAAGCATCTTGGGCAATCTGCTCCAAGTGTGCCGTGGCGTGAGGCATAGCGACTTGGAAGTAGGCCACGGCTTGCTGAGGGTCCATCTGCTGTTGCTGTACTGCCTGAGCTGTCTGCTGAATATCGGGGATATGGACAGATGCATGGATAAAGTGATTCTCGTTCGGGGCGATCTGGATCTGTTTGCCCTGTGACATGGCCGCGTTTTCAAGCTCGGCGATCTTCTGATCGATGACTGGGCGAGCATCTGGCTTAGCGGGAACATAACGGCTCACCCGGTCATAGCCGACGCGGACAGCAAGACGGTCGCGCAATACGTTCTGTTTACCCTGCTCATCGAACTGACCGATCATTTGCATCATCTCATCCATTGCCACCAAGCGGAGTTGATCCGATCCGGCTCCGATGGAACGCACGGCATTGATTTCCTCGACGTTGTTGAAGAGGACATTGAGGGGAACCCCACGAGAGGTGCAATATCTCCGGAAAGTCTGAATTGACTCTCCCCCACGCTCGGCGGCTAAATAATCCTCACGGGTTGCACGCTTGAAAGCGGCACGGAGCAAGCGATTCCAGGGCTCATAGAAGAGGTTCATTGCCCCAGTGGTAAGCCTTGCTTCACCTTGGAGCTGAGCTTGCACCTCGAACTTGGTACGCTCAGTTGGATTCGGGTTCCCTGAGGTGGTCTGATAGGAGCCTGCTCGGTTCTGCAACTGCTGTTGCATATCCTGGAGCACGGGCACTGCGTTCTGACCAATGTTGGGAAGCTGCTTGTCGATGACATTGACCCCAGCGTTGAGCACGGAGAAAGGTCCTAAGTACTCGAACGCCAGATTCTCCAAGGACTCCTCGCTATCTGGCTGGATTAACAGAGAGGTCGAGAGCATTGCCCCATCGACAAATTGGCATCTCATGCGGTTGCTTACCTGCACGTGTGGGAAGATTTTATAGCCAAGGCCACGGATAGCTTGGTAGAAGCCGTTAGTTCCCACACCATAGGTGAAGGTCACAAACGCATCGCAAGCCCTACGGAAGCGGTTGCGCTTGGCATAGAGGAATTCCTCGTTGCTTCCATCTGCTAGAGAGATGTAGTGGGAGATCGTACCATCGAACTCCTTGACCCAGGCATGGATCACTCGGACTTCAGATCCAGATCCATGAGCCACAAAAAGGTCATTCGACTTCAGATCCTCCTGATAACGCTCCCAGTCAGTGACGTGGTAGGTATTTTGAGATCCGGTATTGGCGATGATCGCCTTCTTCACTTGCTCCACATCCCATCCGAGATCGGCTGCTCGCTCCTCGTCCTTGATGAATGAGTAGAGCTCGTGAGCCCGCATGATACGGGGCGACACGGCGATCTCGACCATCTCCTCGGAGGCGAATGTTCTACGTGGAAGCAAGAAATCCCCGATCTTGGAGATCTGCCAACGCCAGTCGTACTCATCCTCGAAATAAGCGACCGAGACACCGTGCTTGATGAAAAATGTGGAATTGAGAACGTGCTTGAAGGAGAACTCGTCCCATTCGCGGAGCATCCGGGTGAATCCCTCGGAGATGATCTGCTCGTAATCGGATTTCTTCTGGGCGTCGGGTTCCTTGACGGAGACACTGACTAGATTCTCAACCGAGTTGATGAGATCGACATATCCGGCCAGGGCAGACTCAAGCAATGTCTCGGCCTCGCCGAAGTTCAGGTTACAGCGAGATCCCATGCCCGATTGCTTGAGCACGTTGTCGTCGTAAGGGGCGGCTCCATCGAACATCGCATCCACCTCGGCACGATTACGGGCATTGATGTCATCAGCTTGCTTCAGCTTCAGGTAGACAGCGTGGAGGGAGTCTGGGTCCTTGATACGACTAGGCGGCTTGGAGCCGTCGGCATTGAGATTGCCGACCAACGGGTCGCTGATCGAGGGTGAGGTTGTCTCCATGAATTAATTCGGTACCGAGTAGGGGTTGATGTTTATAGGTGCGTGGTTAATGATACCATGTCAAGCTGAAAACTTATCTCGGCGTAGAGATTTCCCTAAGTTAGCTACTCCCAGCTTCCTGAAGTTAAACGACCTCTTAGCCTCAAAAGAGTTTTGCTCTTTCTTCGCTTTCACAGTCATGCCTCCGAATCCGAACCTCTGACGGCAGAGTTCTACCAGTATGGCTGCGGCATCGGCAATATCTGGGGAAGCTCCGATACGGGCTTTCATGTCGATCTTGGACTCAACCCGCATCCGAAGTGAGGTTCCCTTGTCGGTCGTGTACTTGCGGGCACACATCTCCTTGGCAAGTTCCCTGTCGATCCCCTTGAGTTGGCCGTTACGAATGAGCTCCTTGGCTGAGAACCACAATTCCGAGACACGGTTCACGTAGCGGTCGATAGACTTGGTATTGTCGGTGGCCGATACCACAAGCTCGGACGCCTTGCCGCCGAACTGAATCCTCAGGACATCCCTGGACCAGATCATGTCCACGATGTCACCAAAAGGTCCACCGGCACCTGAAGCGTCAAAGGCTGCGTACTCTGGGAGCACGCCGTTCTGCTCGCACTTGTCTTGGAACTGACGGACGATCTGCTCGGAGCGGGTCTGCTTTTTATTGGTGACATCATCCTGTAGCAACTCGTAGTTGGTGAACATCAGTGTCGTGATCCCTTCCCTGGAAATCCCGTAGAGCCCGTGGTAAAGCACCGATCGATCGCCCCCGTTGGTGAAGGAAGGGTCAAGAGCCGCGACTCGTATTGGTTCCTCAAGCCAGATGGCGTCCTGATCAGCCTGAGCTGAGACAATCTCGGCCTCGCTGTAGATATTGTCCTCATCGCCCGTAGGTGCCCAGTACCCACGGAACATCCGGTAATATGCCAAAGAGTTCTCGCCGAAGCTGGCCTTGGCCTCATCGATCTTGGCTTTAGTCACGATCCAGGGATAAATCAATTTGTTGGCCAGCACGTTCGGGGATTTCTCGCCGTCGAATCGGATACATAAACCCCGCTCAGTCTCCCACTCATCCTCAAGTGGGGAGATGGACTGCCAGCCGTTCTTTGGCTTGGAGAGAATGCCAAACGCATCAAAGCGGCTTGCAGGGTTGCCGATGCCGATAAACTGAAATTCGGGGTTGAGCGAAAGATTCGAGGCAG